TCAATTAACTTTTGATAGTTATCTACTTCTCTTTTTAAAATATCGTCTGGGTATACTCTTCCATTTCTATTTTCAACACCACTTTTTTGAAGTATGGCATGAAAAATGATAGGTCCTTCTTGGATAGACCTATCAGTCATTTCTTTAATAACCTTTTTGTTGTTGTTGTTTTTAGGGGAAATGTGACCCGCGTCATATTCTATTAAAATCCCCGTGCCTAATTTTCCTGGTCTTAATATTTCCATTATTACTTTTAACTATAAATAGTTAAGTAATAATAAAATACATTTTTACTTTTTGGTCTTGTAAAAATTAAAATAAGGTGAGACTTTTAAACTATCGGTTATTACATTGTTTAAAAGACTTTTTACTGCTACTTTAATGTTATCAGATTTAATTGGTTCTTCTTTATTTAAAAATAAAGTTATTTCACAATTCATATAACTTCTTTTGTTTTGTCTTATTCCACTAGTTCTAATATCTAAATCCACTATTTGTTTTTTACGTAGAAATAAATCATTCATGTGAGTAGAATTTATATGAGATTGTATATTTCTTTTTAATCCACTAACAGCTCTCTCCCAATTTTCGCATTCTTTGAGAGGTGAAAACCATGAAGAAATGTTAATGTATATAGATTTAGGATTTTTATAATCCACACTACCGTAGTAAGTATTAAAGTCTTTGTTTAAATTTAATTTAAATTGTTTTCCTGTTTTCATAAAAAAATACTGTTATATACCTAAATATAACAGCATTTTATTTTAGTGTCAAAATTAAGTTTAGACTTCCTCTTCGTCACCATAATCATATTCGTGAGTGATAGTGGTATGTGAAGGTGAAACTTCCTCTTTAGGTTCTTCTTTTTTACCTGCAAAATTTTCTGAAGCAGTAAAACCTAAACCAGCCATCACAATCCATTGTAAAGCCTCAAATAATGAGTCCTTAACATCAAAGTCCCAGAACAGATTTGCGGTATATCCTATTAACATAAACAATAGACAAGTGAAAGTAACAAATCTCTTACTGGAGATTTTACCCTCACTACTTAACATATTTTGTACAAAATTCATTTTAAAGTGTTTTATTTAGTTCTTTTATTTTATAAAAAGAAATTTTATTTATTTTAGTTTCATTAATTTTTTCTTTGGTCTCACCTAATTTTTTCAATAAATTAGAATCCGAAGTTTCACTAATTAATGTGTCTAATTTGTTTGTAACCTCTTCAACTAATGAATCAATCTCTTTTTCTAGAGAATCCATATCTTTGTTCATTAGTGTTTTAAATCGTTTTTTATCACTTTCACTTAAATTATTATATTTTTTATTAAAATTTTTAGTGGAAAGATTAATTAGTAACGAGTTAGGTACTTTGTTTTCTGATATAGAAATAGTTTTTTTAGACTGCAATTTTTTAAGTATTAATTTTTTAGCTTCGATTCTTTTTTCAATATCTAAAACGTTTTCATTGAAAACTAGAGTATCTAGACTTTCGTAAAGTTGATTTGATTTTTTATCAGTATAAGTTTTGTATTTATTTATAGAATTATTAATTCTTTTTAAATTAACTTTATTTTTTTTAGATTTTAAAGTTTTTATTGACTCATTTAAATACTCTTCGGCATCATTATGTGAGTTAAAAGATTTATTTTCTATTTGAGAATAAAGTACAAAGAACTCTCTATTAGTTGGGTTGTCCTTTAAACTTTCCATAAGGGTATGGAAAGCCTTTTTAAATTTAGGTTTTTCTGAAAAAGTATTAACTAAAATACTGTCTATTTTATTTTTTGTTTTTCCGAACATACTATTGTCTTTAACAATAAATATCTATTCACTTAATAAACTATCTACCTTTTTAGAAACCTCTTCTAATTTATCTTTACCTTTACTAAGGTTGACCTCAAAGTTGTTGTTATCTAAACCTTCTAATATTAAAGGTAATTTAGATTTGTCTATTGATGCCAACTCTAATCCACCACCGGTATCACCACCTTCATCTCCAGTATCGGTTGGTGGTGTTTCTTCTGTCCCAGTTTCTAATCCAGTATCAGCTGGTGATTCCTCTTCTCCACCGGCTGCTGCTTCTTCAGCCCCACCATCATCAGGTTTCATTTCACCGTAAAGTTTATCTATGTTGGAGAATATTCCAGTATTTTTAATAATTGTAGCGGTTTGGTTTAATTCCTCACCCACAGCTTTTTCTATACGTTGTTGTTGTAAGTCTAGTTTAATTTCTTCATCTGAGAAACCAAGAATATGTTTTTTACCCCATGTAGCGGATACTGCTTGAATACCAGAACCTGGGTCAGTAACCGCATCTTTATATAAAGTAATTTTTTCTTTCCACTGTTCAATTTTAAGTAGTTCAGATTGTGTTGAAGGATTAGTTAGACCTAAGGTAAAGTTACCCAATTCTTCTTCAAATCCCAACATATAAAGATGTATAATAGCTATTTTGTTTAATTCTTGAATGATAGATTTTTGAACTCTATTAATCATTCTAGCAAATCTAATGTCTTGTATGGCTAAATTTTTACCTTCCCCCACAACATCTTCAAATCCTAAAAATGCTTTAGGTATTCTTAGTGCAGCTAATAGTTTCTTTTGTATATATTCTATATCAGCAATTTCTGCTAAATTAGTCGCTCCAGGTAGGGTTTCAATTGGATTAGGGGCGGATAAGTCTCTAACTGGAATAAAAAAGTCTTGGTCCACAGCCATTTGATTATACCGTAAATCAACATTTCCAGTTTCCTTATCTACTATTGGGTCTCTTTTAAATTTATTAGCGACTCTCTGTACGTAAGCTTCAACATCCTGGTCTTCCATGTTACCAACATAAACTTTAAAAACTCTACGTTCTGGTGCTCTAGAAGTTCTATAAATTAACATAGCGTCTTCTGCTAATAAAAGTTGTTTCCATATACGTCTAGATTTTTCTAACATAGATGTACCATATGGTAATCTTCTATCG